GGTTTCTTTTGCCCGTGCATATTGAGCCTGGGCTTTTGTAATCGCGGCCAGTTGCTGGCGTTCCCGCTCCAGCGCCTGCGTGTATTGCTCAGTTCTGCGCAGGGCGCTTTGCACCGCGCCGCTTCCGGCAGTCAGGTTAACGCCGTGCTGACGGATAGCCTGTGATGCTTCGCGTAGCCGGGTGGTTTGCAGACTGTAGGTCTGGTTAAGGCGTGAGATCTTTCCGCGCAGCGTTTCAAGGTGTGCCGCCTGGGCCTCAGTAAGCTGTCCCCCTTCCCGCTGTTTCTGGTTGAGGCCATCGAAAGCCCGTTGCGTGCGGCTGAGTTTTTGCGCGGTGTCGTTGGCCTGGGCGCGCAGCTTGTCAAACGCTGACGTTTGTTTGTCGAGCTGTTTAGCCGCGTCCTGTGTTTTTTTAAGTGATTCGGCAAGGCCGCCAACAGCTTTGCTGGCGGCACTGGTCGGGCGGGTGAGTTTATCGATCGCACTGAACGCGACGCGGATATTAAGATCCATCGGCTTCATCCTCATGGTTGCCGCTACGGATGGCGGCCTGCTGCCGCCATGCCATCAGTTCGCGCGGCTCCATGTCATACATGACAGAGGGCGGCCAGTGGAAAATTACAGCGATATCGGCAATCAGATCCTCTACGCTGTTGAAGAGAGCTTCCCTTATTCGTTCGCCGTCACCGCCGCGCCCGGTACTGATGGCGCCGCTTTCGTCAAAAAAGGCGTGATTTCTTCGGCGAGTGCCACGTAATCCTGCGTATCCATTGCGGCAATATCCGCCGTGGTCAGCGCTGGCGAGGTAACGCGGGAAAGCAGTGTTGAGGTGGATTCAAAATCGAAATTGAGCACGTCAACGAGGCGCAGGCCACGAAGTGAGCCAGCCTGTTTGATCGTCTCAGTGATGGTCACAACGGTGATTTCATCGTTACCGCGTTTGATGGGTTTCGTCAGTGTTACAGCCATGGGTCAATCTCCTGGGTGGCAACCTGTGCCACCGTTAAAGGGTTAAGTGAAAGCAGTCAGCTATTCAGGCCAAGCGCGGAAGAAATACGATCCGGGTAGAGATTTTCCCCGTTGCGCTTGTAGATAAAGTTCAGCAGGTCAATTTCCAGCAGCGGCTTATCATCAACTGACAGCTTGTAATAAGTGTTTTTGATGGCGTAGGTGTGGTTAGTGTCATCACCCTGCTTTGCATCACCGGGATCAATCTCAGTAATACGCCCGCGCATTTCCACTTCCATCAGGGAACTGGTTCCGCCACTGTAAATCTCGCCAGCAAAACGCAGGCGCAGTTCGTCAATGTCACCACCGTATTTCAGGAGCAACTCTTCAACCACGCCGCCAACAACCATTGAGGCATCCAGCGCGCCGGAATCGATACCCAGATCCACGGCAACCGCCCCGAGCATACCGGCCCCCTGAAAATCTTCAGTTTTGCGGGTAAGCTTCGGTAACGTCACGCTGGGAATTTTCCCGATGTAGTTCACGCCATTGACGAACAGCGTGAACAAGCGAATTTTTTTAGGGATCGCCATTTACGCACCTCCGAGGGAAGAAAATGCCGCTTCGTAATACTGATCGGTGAACGTCTGAATCATCGTCAGATCTTCCAGCGGTGGCACCGGGCTGTAGTTGTAGCGCACGACAGCTTTACCCTGCCGGATGCCGGTCGTCGGGTTATCAACGATATCGAACCAGCAGGATGCACCAATCAGCTTGCCCTCAGTGACCAGCGCCTGAAGCTTGCTGTTAATCCCACTCACCACGTCTTTGACGTTTGCAGGCGTCAGTGGCGTGTCAACGGTCGTGAATTGCGCTTCAGCGATGCTGTCCGCCAGAATCTGGGCTGTGCGGGTATAGACCTCAAAAATGTATTCATCCGTATCCGTGGTGCGGTTGCCCCAGAAACGGAATCCGTCACGCTTGATAAGCGTGGTGATCTCATTGGCATTCAGCTCGTTGGCGTCCGAGTCTTCCGCCTGAAGCGCCCAGAAAACATCTTTGGCAATCCCGAGCACATTCCTGACAGCAACGTTGGATAACGACTTGTGCCAGCCCTGTTCATTATCGATCAGCGCGCGAAGTCCTAACGCGTAGGCGACGGCGGGAAACTCTTCATTCACGCCGGTCTGTGAGTTGTAGGCGATGAAGTTGGGCCAGATAAGCATGCCCTCGCGCTCAGCGAACTGTTCGCGGTAGGCTTTCGCTTCGGCGATAGTCTCGCAGCCATCGCAATAGCTGTAAGAGAATGCACGTAACTGTTTCGCGATCACGCGCAGCTGCGCCGTGACTTCCTGGGTGTCATAGCCAGGCACACCGAGAATGCGCGGACGATAGCCGGTTTTCTGTTCGGCGGTCAGGAGGGCAAACATCCCGGTATAACTGCCGTCAGCCTGCGTGCCACCGATGATGAGCTGGGATTGCGTTGGCTCATTCTCCCCTGCTTTCGCCTCCGCGACGCGCACCACAATCACGCGGGTGCTCACCTGGTCGGAAATGGCTTTCAGGGATTTATAGAGGGAGCCTGTTTTGCCTGCGCTTCCCAGAGCCGTGATAACACGCGTCAGCAGCACTGGCGTGTTGAGCGGAAAGGTTTCGGGGTCGGCGTCATCCGCAACAGCGACAAGCCCAATGACCGTGGAATCAATGTCATTGATCGCTGTCTGGAGGTCGGTTTCCTCCTTAACTCGCGCCCCGTGGAAAAAGTTGTCGGTCATGCTGTACCGCCATCATGTTGTGAGTTCGGGGCTATATTCCACAAAATGAGCATGCCCGACACGCACTACCGGGTGTCTAATGTTTGCGACAACAAACGACAGTTTTCTGCTTCGCGCGCGCATGAAACTATCAGCGCCGGAGGAGTTCATATGGCACTGTCAGCAGACGCAATCAGCAAAACCAAAGCACAACTGGATAAGAGCACACAGACATTTCAGGATTTTCAGAATGAGCTGTCACCGGTTCCGGCGTTCCGGATCATGCTGGGTGGCAAAGCACTGACCATACTGGATGACTGGCTTATTTCACTGGAACTGACCGACAATCGTGGATTTGAAGCCGACGAACTGACAATCACTATTGCTGACAGTGACGGCAAGTTACAGTTGCCGCCGCGCGGGGCTGAGCTGTCGGTGTCCATCGGCTGGCGGGGTGAACCGCTGGTCTATAAAGGGATTTATACCCTGGATGAAGTGGCGCATTCCGGGCCGCCTGACCGCCTGGAGCTGACGGCACGCAGCGCTGATTTCAGGGACGAATTCAACACCAAGCGCGAAGTGTCCTGGCATGATGTTAAGGTTGAGCGCGTCATTTCTGCCATCGCCCACCGGTATAAACTGACGCCGGTTATTTCTGAGCAGCTCATCAACATCGAGATCGATCACGCCGACCAGACGCAGGAAAGCGATATGTCTTTCCTGACAAGAATGGCAGAAATGCTGGGTGCCATCGCCACAATCAAAAATGGCAGTCTGTTGTTTATTCTTCCGGGCGGAGGCGTCAGCGCCAGCGGTAAACCACTGCCGGAATTCTCAATCACCCGTTCAAGTGGTGATCGCCATTCATTTCGTATTGCCGATCGTGATGCCTATACCGGCGTAAGGGCGTACTGGCTGGATCTGGAATTCGGCAAAAAGAAAAAAGTAACGGTCAAAAGCCGCAAGCCGAAAAAGAAAAAGCCACCACGCAGCAGCGCCAGAGACGGGGATTATCTGGAGGGTGAAGACGGTAACGTTTATGTATTACGCAAAACATACATCAGTGAAACAGCGGCAAAGCGCGCTGCTGCTGCCAAATGGCAACAGCTCAAACGGGGTGCTGCGGAATTTACGTTAACACTGGCGCGGGGCCGCGCCGATCTCTACCCGGAAATGCACGGAACCGTTACGGGGTTTAAATCCGATATTGATTCTCAGGACTGGATTATCGCCCGTGCTGCACATTCAATTGATGACAGCGGATTTAAAACCCGCCTGGAGCTGGAAGCCAAAATACCGGAATGGATTGCAGAGACTGAATAAACGAAGCCATAATAACAGCGAGTTCAACTCCCGCCATGGGAGGCCATCATGTTTGTTTGCCCCATTTGTGGTGCTGTCGCTCGGACACGCACCAGTCGCCGTCTCAGTGAGATGACGATCCGCCAGTACCATCAGTGCCAGAACTTTGAATGCAGCATCACATTTACCACGCTTAACAGCGTGGAAAAGCTGGTAACGAAGCGCGGCAATAGTGAATCATTACCGCCTGATTTTATCCCGCAGGATGCCTTTCCGGCATCGCATTACGGAAGAGATCAGCTCAATTTGGCATTGTAAAAATAGCCCCTTTGTTAAGGGGCTATTTTCATAAGGAAGTATTTGCTCAGTTAGCAAGAATGGAGTCGATGCCCCTGATAAGGTCAGGAAAATAACTTTGATCGATGAGAGTACCACCTTCAACCGTCCAGCGAGTCAGCATATTTGGGGTGATTTTGAAGTTAAAACCAATAACATCAGAATCTGCTGCATGACGGATATCACACTGAAAAGTATTAGTTCGGGGAGCATAAACTATTGGTGGCACCGCCTGATTTGCATCCAGCGACTGATAGAATTGATGCAGCTTATCCCGGAATTCCTCCAGGTCGAAGAGGCTGAACTCACATTCACACTCCAGGCTTATGCCTGATCCTGCTACTTCCAGCCAGCACATGATCAAATCCTGACGCCTGTCCTCCGGCTCTTCGATCCTTTCGATAAAGGAAAATCGGAATAACGCATCATCGTTTTTTATCTCAAACATAACCGTTGCTCTCTAATTCTTAATCGTAGTGGAAGTGCATAATTGTCCAGTCTTTTTCTCTAACGAGAACATGAAGGCGGTAACGTTCACGAACATATTTCACTTGGCCACCAACGGTACGTTTAACTAGCCGATACATATCAGTCCGATATATAAATTGCCCAGCAATATTTTGCGGATCAGGACTTCTCGTGCCATATCGAATAGCCTTTTCCATAATCTGTAATGGTACATAGCGACCAGGATCACCCATACGCGTAGCAACTGTTTTTGTTATTTTCAGGTTTCGCGCAGACAGACCAATTTTCAATCTACCACGCAGAAAGTTTATTGTTGTCTCGCTTAGTTTCGCAGTAAGGGCTGCGCGACTGCTGGCCTCAAAAAGCGCGCGGCCTGTTCGCAATATTCGAAATACACCAAATGCAATAAGCGCAATATCCGTGGGATCGATAAGCGGGCTTTCAAGAGGTGCCTCTTCCATGCGCACAAAGACACCGTTGGTATCGTATATTTGCCATAAACCGGGAGCCTGATTGACCGAATAGCCGATGCACATACCCATTTCATCATCAAGAATGGGCTGGGAATTAAGCGGTACGTTGCGTGGCGGTAACTCGAAAAAAATACCGTCCGGGAGATTAGATTTAAACGTAGAAAAGTACCCAGGCTCTTCCTGAAAGGTAGGGTTATATCCTGCCAC